AAATAAGAAGGGGCCCGTAAAGGGCCCCCTCAAAATAATTATTATATTAATAATTACGCAGTTCCTGGAGAACCGAACATACCTCTAGGGTCAGACCAGCCGAAGCTGTATCTTTCTCTAGCTTTGTATCTTACGTTTCCAGTATCGAAGTCACCTTCCATAGCAGTTTTGATTGGTGATCTTACGAACATTTTCAGACCGTTAGGCACGTCTGTTTTGATAAAGAACGCATCTGTGTCAGTTAAGAAATTGTTAACCACGTAACCTTGTGGAACCATTCCCATGCTGTTAATTGCGTTAATATCGTTGTCCGCAGTACCAACTCTTTGAGAAGATTTCATTAATCTTTCCGCTGTGAATTGTAATTCACTTGGGATGATCATTTTCATTCCTCTCGCTGCTATTTTTAGGCCTCTTTCATCTGTGAACGCTGCAATGTCAATTAAAGACTGCTCTAACGAAGTTTCGTTTAAGTCAGCTGCAGTTGCAAGTTCATTTCTGAAAGTACCTGCGATAGTTGGGTGGTCAGTCGCTAAAAGCGCCTTACCATCACCACCAGCGTAAGTGTTGTCAAACGCATTGTTTAATACGTTTGCAGATTTTACTTGTTTGGTATTCGCCATAGATCTTGCTAATGCTTTTGTATATCTAGACGCTAATCTGTCATACAAGTTATCTTCAATCGCTTCTTCAGTGATTGAAAATGCAAGAGCAATAGTCTCGTGCGTGTATCTAGCTGTGAAAGTTTCCTGAGCATTGTCAAACGTCACACCTGAACCTTCTGGTTTAGTTTGTGCATTTGCAAATCCAGATAACATTACTTCCTCTTCGAAAGCTCTGTCTGAATTCTCAGTATCGAAAATTTCAGCATGCTGATTTTCATACCTTTTATATTCCAGGCCAAATAAAGCATTCAAACCTGGCTCTAGTTCTTTAACTAGTTGTCCTCTTGATATCGCCATAATTTATCTCCTTTATTAGATACCTGTTGTGTTTGTCATGAAGTGTGTGTTGATTTTACATACAACATTAACATTCGCTGCATAAGTTGTAGCGTTTGCTAATTCACTGTTTTCAAGATCTTTAGCTACACCAACAACTCTTATTGGAAGAGTGTTTGTTGTATCCATTGAACCAGTGTTCACTTCTTGTTTTGATACATAGTTAGCAGAACTTCCAGCTGCGTATGTAGCCAATGGTGCGTTTTGACCAATGTCTGCAATAGCTAGAGTTGTGCTTGACTGTGCTTCGAACCTTTCATAAGGATCATCAGAAACGAATCCAACAATGTCTGTTGCAGTGTTAGATGCTTCTAAGTGATTTGCCCATGTAGGCTTTGATGTTGATGCATCAGTATAGAACACGCCGTTTAGTGAACCTAAAGCATGAGGAATAGCAGTTGTACCTTGTGATACACCTACATATCCAGTTCCAAGAAAAGTTACCATATCATTTTGGTAAATTGCACTTGAACTTGCAGCAATATTATATTCACTTAAACCTTGTGAGTCTCTATTCTGACCAACTTTACCGATCGGTCTAAAACCGAACGCTGCGTCTTTGTTTGCCATGTTATTTACTCCTTAGTTTTAGTTTATAAATATCGCGGTAATTGGTATCGCTAAAAAATTATTTTTTAGTACCACCAAAAGTTACGCGACTCTGCCTATCAGTATTAATAGGCATACTTGGGTGCTGCTCCTTCATGAGATCGTTGTTAACTGCTTCGTCACGCTCTTGAGTTTGCCTTTTGTAATAAGCATCTCTTTGCGCTGCAATCTCTTCCGGTATCCTAGCCAGCACTAGGCCACCAACTCCAATGACTCCTGCGTATTTACCTTCTTTAACAGTTGCATAAGATTGTTCTGGATATTCATCTCCTCTTACGAGTTCCCAACCAGATCTTAATTTACCTGACATGTTCTTTGTATCGTCCATACCAAGTGTTTCAGTTCTTATCCATCTGTGTCTGAATCCATCAGGCGCAGTAGGTGCATCTAAAGATGACGGGGGAGTCCAGGTTTGTGGTCTCTTTTCAGATACCCTTGACTGACTCGCACGAGGGGTCTTGTTTAGTTTTTCGTTTTCCATATGCTTAAACCTCCTTCATGTGTTTTTTTTGTTTTGCATAATCTTCTAATGACACTCCTAATTTTTTGGCGATAGCAACTTCAGAAGGGGTGAGACTGATAGTTTTGCGACTTTGTTTTACACTTCGCGTCGCCGACGCTACTGTCTGTGTAGGCTTTGTCGTTTCACCTTTTGTATTACTATTATTACCAAATTTATGCGGAAATTCAACCCTCATTCTTCGATCTATTTCAGCATAGTATTCATCAGATTTCGGATCAAATCCTTCTTCATCTACTAACGTTTTATGCACGTCAAAAGCCGTATAAGTCATAGCTTTATCAGTACCAAACCATCTATTATTAGATGCCCAAGTCTCTGCTTTTTCATCCGGTTCTTTTATCTGCATTTGTTGTGGCTGATAACTAGGTATTTCTTGCTCTTTTTGAGCAGGAACAGTTTCAGCTGCTGCTGATAACTCTTTTAACCTAACTTCTTCGTAACCTAATCTTGATATTTCTTTTTGGATATCAACTTCAGCGTTCACATCTCCAGCTTCTCTTGCTTGAATCAGTTTAGCTTTTTGTGCATCTAAAAGTGATTTAAGGTTACTCTCTCTATCTTTGATAGAGGTTGTTTCCAAAGAAGTATATTTTTTAGATGACTCATCTGCTTTCTGTTTTTGAATTCTTGCAAATTCAATGGCTTCATCTCTTTGTCTTTGAGCTTCTCTCCATTTACCAGTAAGCTTAGCTATTCTTCTTTGAACATCTTTACTATAGTTTTCTAATTCTGTATCTTTCGATTCTTTCTGATCGTCTTCACTTTTTTCCTCGCTGCTCGCTTCTTGCGTCGAGGGGCTAGTGTCTTGCTCCGTAGTTTCAACTTGTTCTTCAGTTTGTGCTTCGTCTTTTAATTCAACTTCTGCACTTGGTCCTGAAGTATCTATATCAACCATCGGAGTGTTTTTGTTTTCTTGTTCTTGCATAGTCTCCTCCTATGTTTATATGTGATGCAATACAGATTCTGGATCTTTAATAGTTCCAAGAACCTCGTCGTCGTTTAAGATACGGACTTCTCCGCCATCTATTGGTAAACGTGATCCTGCGTATCTTGCAAAAATCACCCAATCTTTTTCTTTACACCAAGGGCCACTTGGAAACTTATCTTTATCTTTATAAGCTTCAGGTCCCATCTTTATGACATAACCACAGTTCACTGCGATTCTTAATCTGTCTAAAGTTTCTTGTGCAACAATAATTCCACCTTTAGTTTTATCTTTAGGTGTGAATGGTAAAACTAATAATCTCCAACCCGTTGGTGTTGGAAGTTCATCTTGAATTGATGCAACATTTGTTTCATCAACTCTTTTTGCTTTTACCTCTTCTTCTTTTTTATTTTCTTCTTTATATTTTTCCTCAAGTGCTAGTTTCGTCTTCGGGACTTCTTTGCCCGAACCTGACAACGTTTGTGAGGTCTGGTCCTTTAGTATCATTTTTATCCTCCTTTGGATTTAGCAGGCTTGATATTTCCTGATCTATTAATTGTAAGGCATGCGCCTGTCCTAACAGATATTTATATCGTTCAATATCTGTTGCTCCTCCAGCCATCATAGTATCACCTATGGACTGATAAGAATTTCTTATAATTTTTCTAAGTGTAGGTATAAATGTTTCGAGTGAGTGATCTGCCATTAGCAATTCCATTTTCTAAGACTTTTGTTAATCCTAGAATCTGGGTCGCGTGCGGTTTTTGCTGAAGTTAATCTTTTCTTCATACCTTTCATACGAGCGCAGAATGATTTTCTACGATTAGCAGCCTTAGAACCTTTCTTTAATTTAGATGGTTTAGTTGTTACAGCTGTTTTTAACTTTGAACCAGGATTAGCTGCTCTATAAGATGCAACTCCCTTTTTGTTCAAACCTCCTGACGGAGACTTTCCTTCTTTTCTTTGCCATGCAGCAGTTCTTGCCATTATATCATACCTTTGTAGTATTTTTTATAACTTGGGTTTCCTACTGTTTTTCCATCAACATCTAATTTGATGAAACTACCCATGTAGCCACCATTAGCAGCTTTTGCTCTCTTTGTAAAGGTCTTGACATTAGTTGGTTTAGGACCGGTATTACCCGCTGCTCTTTTTCTTTTTACTGCAGAAGATTTTTGTGAAGATGACATTGATCTTGCTTTTGCAAGTGGAACACATTTTGGATAAGCTCTTTTAGATCCTTTGCTTCTTCCACATGGTTGATATTTACCGTCCTTTTTAGGAGCTCCAATATCTACCCATTTCTCTTGTACCCACTTACGTAGTCCCATTATTTTACACTTATTTTACTATAATCACCTTTTTGAAAATCAGGTTTCTTTTTCTTTTTTCCAAAGATTTTTTTAGCAGTAGCTGTTGCTGATCCACCTAGAGTTAATGCAGATGCTACTTTTCTAAATCCTTTTTTCAATCCTGCTTTTCTTCTAGCTTTTTGTCCTTCATTAAATCTCTCTTTTCTCATTGGGTTAGTTCTCATAGTTTTTTTACCAAATGCAGATTCCAATCTTTCTTTTCTAGAGGCTTCTTTTCTTTTTTGTTTACTGTCCATTTTATTTTTTCCTTTTAGTTTTTTTCTTTCCACCTGGTTTTATTTTACCAGAGCAAACTGCTGATCCGTACATATTAGCATATGCAGATGGATACACTTTAAATTTTCTTTTAGCAGCCGCTTTTCCTTTAGCACAAAGTTTTGCCATTACTTCTTAACCTTATATACATTAGGAAATAATTTCCCTGTAGAATCTCCACCTGTCATTCTACTTTTTACTTTTCTTGTACCTTTTTCAGAAAGAGTTTTTGGATTGAATTTAGGTTTTCTAAAACCACCCATTGGAGCACCAGTCCCTTTTGGATTTCTTGGTTTTCTTAAATCTCCTAAAGAAGGTTTTGGTTTTCCTTTTATTT